GTATAATCTCATGCTTATTTGAAATATATGTGCCGGTTTTAGATTTGATTAGCTGGCGGATTGTCCAGTGTGTTTTCCCGGTGCGCGGTGGTGCCTGCACGAGAACATATTTTACATCGGGCAGCGTTTCCGGGAGTTCGTCTTTCGGGGTTTTGGTAATATCTGTTACATTTACATTTGCGTACCATGACTGGTGCGGGTCGAAAGTTGTAATTTCTCTTGTGAATGCGTTTCTGATAGTCAACGAAATATACCGGACATATTCATACGGGCTGCTTCCGGGTGACTTCTGGTAATATCGGTACGTGATAAGCGCGGTGGCTACCTGGTTTGCAGTAAAACCCATGGCGCGCATTCGCCTTGCAATGAACCAGTCTCTTTCACTACGAGTTCCTTTTTCACCAACGGACATGAGAATTTCAGAGAATTCCTTGTCCTTTTCAATTACTTCATTTAAATTGAGACCCTTTTCATTGATAATTTCTTCATCTTCCCGGAGCTGGTGGATGATTTTTGGATCGAACCCGATGCGGGTGTCTATATCTCCTTTTGATTTCCCGATAAACTCTTCCTGCAACTTTGTGTCTTTTTCTCCTTTAATTAGCTTTTCGTTGGATAAAATGATCCAATTTGGGATATTTTCGGGTGTTAAGTCTTTTATGGGGTTATCCGAGAAAACCGAGTATAGACCACTTGCACCACTAATACTGCCTTTTTTCCCACCCTCATAATCAACGGGACAAAAACTACCCGGTGTTAGAACATATGCCACATTGGTTCGTAACTCTCCACATTCTTGTGATTCTCCCTCCACTTTCCACTTTGGATTTGTTGAAAATCCGCGTCCACGTAAATATTCGGTTATTCCCACATTTTTAAAATAAAACTGAAAAGATCCACTTTTGGTTTTTATTACCATTGTATTTAGTGCGAGAAGTTCGTCGATTTTCTCTTTTGAAATTGGGAATTTTCCCTCTATTAAATCCAGATCTAAAACACATATACCGTCTTTACCAGTTTCGGTTAATTTTTCATGACATACTGCCGCAACATTCGAATGGAGTTCGTTAATGCGTGCGAATGCTGATTCGGGTGTAATACGCACAGTGTTCCAATTTTGCATCACATCTGGTGTTTTCTTTCTGGTTTTGATTGGTATGAGATGTACATCCAAATCTTTTACTTCTTCCATTCTTTTTATAAACTTTAAAAATTCGAGTCCGGATGGAGTAATGTTTTCTTCTTGTGTTTTTATCATTCAACCACCTTCGGTAAATAACATATTCCACCAAGTTTCGTCTCGACCAACTCTTCAAAAATCTCGATCCACTTAAGTTTGTCCGTTTTAATCATCTGGTGCTCGCTCATCGTAAGAAGAACAAATTTATTTGGATCTCCTTTGATATAGTATTTAACTTTATTTGGTTTCCTCACGGTTCCAACATTTATCCACGCATAATACCCAGACACGTCCTCGTCCCATTCGCAACACGCCTTGGGCTGCCAGTAAACGTGATGGCGCGAGAGCGATCGTCCCTCGTTTTCAAACTTGGTTTTCCCGGATAGGACACTCTGGTAGTTTTGTGCTTCGTCTATTCTACGCCATAGATCTGGACACCACCGTTCGCAGTATTGCTTACGATCCGAATATCTTACATTACCGTACCAGAACCCACCTATTTGAGATTCTATGTTATTACGTATTCGATTTTCATTTCGAGCTATTCTCTGATTTTTTTCTTTTTGTTTGCGTTGCCACTCTGGGTTTTGGGATCGTTTTTGAATCCCAAGTTTGTGGTTGTGTTGCCATACCGGATCCAAATACATTTTTTCACGAGATTCTTTATTTTTGCGTCGTTGTTCCGGGTTTTGAAATCGTTTTAACGCTGCTTCTTTAATTTTACGTCTATGATCTGGATCTTGGGCGAGTTTTTGTAACCGTTCTTTATTTTTGCGTCGATATTCGGGATCTTTAAATCGTTTTTGAATAATTTTTCTTTGTTTGTATATCCACTTTTCTTTCTTAACCGGATCCTTCGGCAATGGCATCAGATCACCTCACTTACAGAAACCGTTATATATTGTTGTTTGCATGTATTTGTCATCATCTTCTTCTCCCCAGCCCGTCCCAAGTAAGACGAAATCTTTTATCCGTATGTTATACCATTCTCTTTTATGAGTTTTTCCGCGAGATTGCGTTTATGAAACTCTTTCGCCATTTCGATGAAACGATCTGCGTATTCATCGAGTTCTCTCCTTGGCATAACAACCATATGCGCACGCAAATGAGCGTTCCCGCGTTCGTGTGGGTGCAAACTCACAAGTATCGCTCGTTCCGGAGTTTTTTCTAACAACACGCTATATCCACCCATTTGTAATTTGTGTGATTCTCGCACTTCTCTAGAAGTTTTCAGGTCAACCAAGGTGTAGACACCCTTGATCGGAGCTACCAAATCTGGTTTTCCAGCAAACCTATATTCCGCATTTATCGCAAATTTTTCTACTTTTCTAGGATAACCAATTTCCAAATCAAGTTCGTCCCACATAATTTGGCACAAATCCACCATTTTTAACGTGTCGTATGGGAGTTTATCAAACGGAATATCCGGTGTTTCTAAAGTTTGGGGAGCGAGCGAGTTAAGGATCCGATAATGTGCGAGTGTTCCTAGTATAGCGCTACGATTTGATTGTTTTTCCCAATCTACGTTGTTCTGTTTCCATTTTACCAGTCCGACTGGCTCTTCCAAAATTTCTCCAATGATCGTCGTGACGGACGGATAATATTCATTATCAAGCTTGTATATATGAACCAAAACTTACACATCTCCCTGCTTATATCGTATTAGCTGTCTTTACTAAAAAAGGTTCCGCATGGGCAAACGGAGATCAACTTTTAGAAAATGAAAGATGCGATTTTACAGACGGGAAATACAAAAGAACCTGCTTTTCAGATGCAGAAATTACAGTTGCCCATCCCCAATTACAAAACGGGAAATCTTTAATTCTCAAGCGCGCGCACCGGCGCAACCGATCGAGTATCAACTTATCATCGCCGCCTCTCTGCGATTTTTCTGGATATACATTGGTTGGAACATTATTGGATAATCTGTATGCGCGTGCAGGCTCAGCGCTTCGGCGTCGGTATTTGATTGATCCCCATCCGGAATACTATAATCCTTGTGCCGCGACAACTCAGCATTCGTCCATATGTACATCGTGACTCCGGTTCCGGCAGCTGCGAGTGCGGGGAGATATCCTTTCTCCCCGTATACTGCTGCGAACGCAGCCGATATTCCAAGAATGACGGCAATACTGAGATTCATGTGGTGGCGGAGCCCCTCGTATTGATCTCCATATCCAGGATCTGTTAAAATCGATGGGCGGAGATTTATTGCATTCCAAAATGCGAATACGGTTGTCATTGCAGCCGCGGAAAGAATAAGTTCGTGGCTCTCTGGGTGCCAAAATTTATTAACATCTTTTGATGGCAAATCAACAAGCGCTGGCATTGCTACATATCTATGACAGGAAGATATTTATACTTTGCCATCATACATTAGCATAATTAATCTAATTAGAGATTAATTTGGAGAGACGAAGATGGTAAAAATCACATGTCCCGTTTGCGACGGGACAGGAAAAGTCCGCGGAGACTTTGGCGGATCGTGTGGAAAATACGAAGAAAAGCGCGTGTGCCCGGCGTGCTGTGGAACGGGAATGCAGGAAGTTTCAGCCTATCATTATCGAAAGCGGTGTCCGGAGAGATATATTCCATGGAACCCGTGCCTCCAACCGTATTATCCGTGGACACCAACGTGGTATTCGACAAACGGGTATTATACCGGGATTACGACACAAACCGCGACGCCGACAGTGTCGCAATCCACGTCGTACACTTGTTCCCCCTAATTTTTTATTTTTTAATCACAACAGTTAAATACTTTAGACTATAATAAAGTATCAGCGAGTGATTAAATGGCTGGACTCACCAAAACCACGGATACATCAACGGTTCCAGGATATACTATTGTAAAATGGGTGTGCACCGATCCAAACGTCACTGGAACTGATACGTGGGATGTTCCAGAAGATGTTACAGAAGTAGAATATCTTGTAATTGCTGGCGGCGGTTCTGGGGGAGCTGGATCTTCTCCGGGCGCCGGCGGTGGTGCCGGGGGGCTAAAAGAAAATTCTGCTACTAAAGATTTTGCAGTTGCAGGAACTATTGATATTACGGTTGGAGCCGGCGGAGCTGGTGTAACTGCTGATGCTTACCGGATTGGTAATTCCGGAACAAACTCTATATTTTCTTCTATTACCGCGACCGGAGGGGGGTATGGTAGTACAAACGCCACTGGCAAAACCATCGGGGGTGCTGGAGGGTCTGGCGGAGGGGGCTCTACTGCCGCGGGCGGAGCCGGAAACGTGGGAGAAGGATATGATGGAGGATCTGGTACTGGAAACTATACAGCTGGAGGTGGAGGGGGCGCGGGATCGTTAGGAGCGAGCTCGTCGTCTGGATCCGGCGGAGTAGGGGGAGCTGGTGGATCTGGGAAATCAAGTGCTATTACTGGATCTATTATAACATACGCCGGCGGTGGGGGAGCCGGGCATTATAATGGAAGCGGGGGTGCTGGAGGTTCTGGTATAGGGGGTAATGGGGCGGTCTCTGCGTCAGCAACATCTGGGAACAACAATACTGGCAGTGGGGGTGGCGGAATCGGTTGCGGTGGTTTTAATATTGCTTGGTTGACTGGTGCTGGAGGTTCTGGTGTAGTTATTATAAAACACACATCGCCCGCACCACCTCCAAGCGGACTTACCAAAACTACTGACACTTCGACAGTTTCTGGATATACTATTGTAAAGTGGGTGTGCACCGATCCAACCGTCGGTGGGAACGATAACTGGAGTGTTCCGGCTGGAGTTCCGGCAGTGGATTGTCTTGTTGTCGGAGGCGGGGGCGGGGGCGGGGATGATGTGGGTGGTTATACAGGTGGAGGTGGAGGTGCCGGAGGACTTCTCACTTCCACTGGGTTTAGTGTATCCGGAACTCACATAGTGATAGTAGGATCTGGTGGGGCACGATTATCTTCTGGTGGTGATAGTTCGTTCGATACCATTAGTGTGACTGGTGGTGGTTTTGGAGGAACCCGTGGGGTGGGGGATGGAGCTACTGGTGGAAGCGGTGGTGGCGGTTATGGTGAAAACGGACATGCCGGAGGGGGCGGAACTGGTGGTCAGGGAAATGCTGGGGGTGCTGGGAGTGGTACTTACTCAAAAGGTGGTGGCGGAGGAGGCGCATCCACCGCAGGACATGATGGTTCCGATGGTACCGCAGCAAACAGAGGAGATGGTGGAAACGGAACAGCTTCAACTATAACTGGCGCATCTGTAACATACGCGGGCGGTGGCGGAGGAGGCGCATCATATAACAACTCCACAGATAGTACTGGCAATGATGGCGGATCTGGTGGTGGGGGTGCTGGAGGAAGACGTTTCACCGCAGTGGCTCCGGTTGCAGGAACAGATAATATTGGTGGAGGTGGCGGTGGCGGCGCGTATTCGGTTAATAGCGGTCAAGGTGCTCGTGGTGGATCCGGTGTCGTTATTATTCAGTACGCAACTCCTACTGTATCATCTGGTGGAGGTTGCATGCAACTATCCGGGATGAAACTGGTCACGAGGATGTAGTTTTCTTTTTTAGGAAATCTTTATATAATGTGTCAACCAATAGTATAGTGAGATTTTATTATGGGCACTTGGATAAATGGAATAAAATTGTGGTTTTCTCCAACGTTCACCGGGATACCGATAGCTCCAACGGCAGCATTGGGGACGAACACTACCCAACTTGCGACAACGGCATTTGTTCGTGCATCGTCCGGATTAAACACCCCAATTGGAGTAGAGTGGACAACCAATGCAACGAGTCCGACACTCGTACTTGTAGATAATACGGGAACGGTTATTACTCTCTCAGCGGGAGATTGGGCGGCACATCCGATTTTCGGTTCAATCCGAAGGTGTAACCTGTCTGATACAGGTCTGGTTAACGCGTACTATGGAGATGCGTCGTTTTCATATACTGGCAGCAATGGGCAGGTAATGGTCGAAATCCCGAAGTTCTGGTATCGAACAGATGCACTCTCGAACGAATATCGGTACACAATCTCTCCAATAGAGCGGTCTGGATATAAAATCTGGCCTGCATTTATAGTTGATGGAGTCGAGAAAAATTATATCTACGTCTCAGCGTTTGAAGGATCGGTATACGACGTCACCGCAGCCGCAACGGAAGTTGATACAATAGAGGTAACGGCAGAACCAACGTCTTCTGGAAACCTCACCATCACCCTCGATGGAAATTATGTGTTCACAGTAGCAATCCTTGATGCTGACACCATTGAAGGTGTGATCGATAAGATTGTAGCAGCCGGAGCGAAAACAGATTATCAGGGAGTGGTTTGGACACCAGTAAAAAACGATGCGACACACGTAAAATATACTGCATCTTCCACTGGTTTAAAAACCACCCTCTTAATGCCGACCGCATGTGGGGTGACATCCACCATTGTTAAAACAACGTCCGGTGCGAACGGATACGTTAAAAATGACAGTGGTGGGGTTGATTATACCGCAACCACCGGAGATAAATTGAGTTCGGTTGCTGGTGTCAAACCGCAATCCGGGTGGAATAATGGAACCGCCACGTTACCATTTATGCGGCAACTTGCACTGAACAGAGGTACTGGTTGGAACTTATTGGACTTCAATTCGGCATCGGCAATTCAATTATTGTTCATCATACGCAATGCCACACTGAACTCACAGGGAGTATATCGTGGTGTTGTTGATATCACAGATGCAACATCAGGATCAACGTTTAACAACACCATAAACACTGGATTCACGGCGGGGGTCGGAACCAATGGTGTTGACCTTGGGAACGCATCCGGCGAATGTCCCCTTGTAACTCACTATAAAACCGGAGAAGCAGCGAAGGCATTTAGTATCTTCGGTATCGAAAACTTCTGGGGAAATGTGTGGAAATGGATTGATGGTATCAACATCAAGGCGAATAACAATCCTTGGATTGCTAACCACGATTTCGCCACAGACTCATTCACTCATCCCTATGTCGATACAGGATTGACAGTTTGTGCATCAGATGGGTATGGGGTATCGGTATCGTTCTCTTCGGCATACGATTATATGTTCCTTCCATTGACAGTGGGTGGTTCAGACAGTCAATATTTATGTGATTATTACTATCAGGCAGCCGGGAATTGCTCGGCGTTTTTGGGCGGCCGTTGGAGTAGTGCGGCTGATGCGGGCGCTTTCAGTTGGCATCTGGCTGCTGCGGGGTCGAATGTTCATCGGGCTCTTGGCGCGCGCTTGGCTTTCAAATAAACGATTATCGGTGTAGAAAAATGATAGACCGTGGCAATTCAGAAAAAAATCACTCAGCGTTATTGAGCGGCAATTGGAATAATGCGGCTAATGCGGGCACTTTCAATTGGAATCTGAATAATGCGGAGTCGAATGTTAATCAGAATATTGGCACGCACTTAGCTAACTTTGTAAAATACTTTCTGGATCGCCCTGCCCCTTGGCAAAACATAACAACGAACAAACACTGTGTTGGTAGGGCACGAAACTGCCTCGAACACTCGGTGGACTATACAAAGAAGAGGATTAACACATGAAACGGTACGGCAACTTATACGAGAAAATTTATAATATGGACAATCTCGTATTAGCTCACCAGAACGCCCGTAAAGGCAAAACGCATTATACCGACGTTCAGAAAGTCGATGCCGACCTGGAACTATACCTTCACGCAATAAATCAAATGCTTAAAGACAAAACTTACCGAACTTCAGAGTATAAGATATTCGCAAAACACGACGGTAAAAAAGAGCGAGAAATCTTTGTTTTGCCGTATTACCCGGATAGAATAATTCAGTGGGCGATTGTCCAAGTGCTTGAACCAATCTGGGAGAGTACACTTATCACAAACACGTTTTCAAGTTTGAAAGGTAGAGGTATCCACCAGGGACTCGTTAAACTCCAGAAAGATTTACAGAACCGTAAAGACACCAAATACTGTCTGAAATTTGATATTAAAAAGTTTTATCCATCAATCGACCACGCCATCCTAAAATCGATTATCAGAAAGAAGATCAAAGATGAAGACGTGCTCGAACTTCTCGACGGTATAATTGACGGTGCGCCCGGTGTCCCAATTGGCAACTATCTTAGTCAATACTTCGGAAATCTCTATCTATCAGAATTTGATCACTGGTGTAAAGAACACAACCATGCCCGGTATTATTACCGATATTGCGATGATGTTATTGTTCTAAACTCGGACAAATCGGTGTTACATCGGTTTGTATGGGCAATTCGGAGGTATCTCGCAACGATGTTAATTCTGGTGTTGAAACAAAACTGGCAAGTATTCCCGACGTTCGTTCGTGGTGTAGACTTTCTTGGGTATCGATGTTTCGGGACGTATACCCTATTAAGAAAAAGCATCGTGCATAGGATGATACTAAAACTAAAACAAATGTCAAGATTTGTCACACTCACACTACGAGATAAAAATGTAATTGCCAGTTATCACGGGTGGATGGTGTGGTGTAATTCGTATAGACTGGAGAGAAAATATATCGCCCCGCTGATGGGGAAAGGAGTATTACAATGACAAATTCAGACACAGAACCGGAAGTATTGTTTCTTGACTATGTGAAAGACGGGCAGTGTCGTCTACTCGTACGATGGAATATTACAGAAGTGACAAAAGAGGATTTAACGATAGGAAAATCGCGTGTAAGTTGGGATTATTACGAGCGTGTTATCTGGTGGATTCTACCACAGAAGTATGATACTTTGGAGGCGATTTTGAAATATCTGGATGAGACGAAGAAAGAAATTGTGAACTGGGCAATGGCAACAGAACATAACCATGATGGTACAGTAAGTAAAGATGCATCCAAAAAATATAGGGAGTTATTCTTTTAGGGTTATTTCATATATTCAATTACTGTTCCGGTAAGTAACCATCCAAGTGCTGCACCAGCTGCAACAAATGCCACAGTTCCGAGAACGTTAACCGGGTTTGCCGGGGTGCCAGTTGCCATCGATACGTACACTGGTGTTCCGTCTTTCTCGTTCCCCACGTACATTTGCGCGCTCCGCGCAGACATATTATCTACGTAGACGGGCGATCCGTCTTTTTCAAATCCGACAAGTTTCTGTGATGTTGCCATAATTATCTCCGGGGCATATGCGCCCATCGGGTCATACCCGCATGCACAGGTCATAACCAATCACCCCCGCGCGATGACTTTGGAATTGATAATTTCGGTGCTCCTTTACCATGCGAAAATTTGCCTGCAAATCTCTTTAGGAATCTTCCCGGGGTTCCAGTGTCCCACACGCCTTCTTTTACAAATGCGTGATACAATACAAATCCAATTGCACCAGCGACCGCTGCTTTTGTAACAAGGTCAAGTGTTTGCATAGAACACTGTGTGCGCTGGTCTTCCGTGAGTATAAGTTCTACCATACAGAGATATAGGCGATAGGAGTATTTAAATATTTCTACAGCTAATACACCTTGAACGGGGCGGTTCGTTGTCTGTAAAGTATCCTATTCCAAAGTATATAGACGAACACAAGCTGGTCGATCTTGGAAACCAGGGTGTGTGGCATATAATGTTTACCGATACTCCGGAACACGATAAGATATTACAGAACCCCAAACTCACTTGCATATCAGAAGGGAAATTCAAATTAAATGAAATGATAATTGAATTTAAATGGATGCCCACAGAAGAATTTGTTAATATACAGGCAACACTTGTGGCTGAGTTTGAAGAGCGCGAAGTGTTTGACGATTTGGTGATGCATCGTATTTTTGATGAGTTTGTATCCTCAGCGGATCTCGATTATGTTCGTAGGATACAAAATGATATGAAATGGGGAACCGCATATGTTGCATTTTTCCTTGAGTATTACATAGGGGGAACTATAATACCCTATCAGGAGGGAAGACATCGTTCACTTGCTGCATTATGGAACGGTGTGAAGAAGGTTCCAGTATGGATTTTCAACAAAACTCCGCGATAGGCGATAGGAGTATTTAAACTTTTTTATTTGGAAGATGAGGATTTGGGTAAATAACACGTCCCACCGAGTTTTATTTCGATTAGCTCCTCAAAAAGTTTAATCCACCCGAGTTTATTCTTCGACACCATTCCGTGTTCTTGCGATGTCAAGAGAACAAACTTGTTTGGATCTCCTTTGATATAATACTTGATATATGTTGGGATTTTTCTATTTCCAACATTTATCATTGCATAATATCCCTGTACATCTTCATCCCAATCACAACATGCCTTGGGCTGCCAGTAAACATGATGTCTATTCAATGCACGACCGCCATTGTCCAATTTGGTTTTTCCGGATAGGATACTTTGATAATTTTGCGCTTCGTCTATTCTATGCCACAAGTCCGGACACCACAATTCACAGTATTTGGAATCATTATATTTAACATTTCCATACCAAAATCCACCAAATAACCCCTCTATATGTTTAAGTTTCCATTTCGGATCTTGAGTAGTTTTTCTAATTCCCACTTTTTGATTGTTTCGCCAATCTGGATTTATAGAACGTTTTTGAGCTCCTTTTATTTGATTGGACTGCCATTCTGGATTTCTAGAACGTTTTTGAGCTCCGGTCTGTTGCTTATCTTGCCAACCCGGATCTTGAGCGAGTTTTAGAGCTGTGATTCTCCGACCATTTCGCCATTCTATAGTATTTGAACGTGTTTTAATTCCTTCCTCTCGGTTACGGATATACTCTGGATTTTGCTCGCGTTTTCGAATACCACTTTCATATCTGCTTCGGTATTCTGAATTTTGGTGAAGAGTTTTGGTGTTTTCTTGTTGTTTGTGTATCCACCCTTCTCGTTTTGCCGGGTCTTTTGGTAGTGGCATATTTACATATTATATTGGTTTTATTAGTTAATAAAGGCTTGCATATGTCTCCAATCGTACCATTCCAACCTGTTTTGGACAGATTGAAAATAACTATGCGAACATTTATTAACTTGTACGACCAATATCTACTATCAAACGGTGGGCAAGTGGAAAAGCGCGGTAAGACCGCGATGATTATCCAGTTTGTACCGGCGTTTGAGACAACGTGCAGGAGTGTGAAAACGTGAGTACGAAAGTAAAAGAACTCAAAGATAGTGAGTTCTACGAAGAGATCGTCAAGAAAGATGGCGATCTTATTGAGAAAGCAGGTGAAAGCAATGTCAATGCTGAGGCGATTGCCAAGAAATTCAAGCCCAATGTTGACAAATATGGCGTTTCTACCGGGGTTTCGTTCGTTATCGCACGAATTCTGGAAGCTGTAACCGAAGCTAACTCAGAGGAAGTCAAGGGACTTCTCGTGGGTGAGAGAGACCGATATTCTTCAAACTCCCCGATAAGGGTTCCACTTTTAAGTTCCACTGGAAATCACATGGAGCTTACCAGCTGGGGAACTTCCGTAAAGTACGGGGATTCGAAGATTGGATTACCATTCCCGTCAGTTGCTACAATGAAAATCATGAACGAAGGAGAGTACAAGGGAGTGCCGAGCCTTCGCATTGTGGCTATTGGGTCATACGAGGAATTAAGTGTTTCAGACACAGTTGCGCGACTTAACAAAGTTGCAAAATCCGTAGGAGAAATCGACGGAAGTGATGAGCTCAGTGTTGTTGTTGTGAAAGGAGCAATTTCATTCATTGCACCCGCAACGAAGTGGAAGGACAAAGAGAAGGATGGCGCATGGCAGCTCTATATGCCAAATGCGAGGGATACCCCGCAGAACCACCCGGTGATGCAGATTTCTCTTGAAAAGGAGAACGGCAACCAGGTTCGTGTGGTCTTCGATCGCCAGCGCAATGCTGTCCCGACGATTTTTGTTGAAGATTTCACAGACCTCTGTATTGATGCTGTTGCAAGCAGCACCGATCCGACCGAGCAGGCAAAGTTCCTCGGCGGGATCGTCAAGGGACGTGAAGTGATCATTGTTGGGTTCATGACAAAGTTCAACCCGCAGGCGGAAGTCCAGTACATTGAAGTCAGTGGGTACGCCATGTTCGATGCAGATGCATCAGCGCAGGCTGGTCTTGAAAAGGTAAAGCCTGCTGGAAAGGCTGGTAAACCCGCTGGTAAACCAGCTGGTAAACCCGCTGGGAAGAAACAGGAAGTCGCGGACGACACCTCGCAGAAGAAAACTTCCGGCACCGGGAAGGGGAAGGAAACCCCATTTGATCGTGTGAAAAGCAAGATCAAATCCCACTGTGAAGTACTCGGGAAGAACCCGCGCGAAGTCACGGCTGCCGAGATCATGGAGAAATACCATTACGAAGGCATCGTGGAAATGGGAACCATTGAGACAGCCCTTGAGGAACTCATCTCCGAAATGGAGTGATCGGGGTGCCTCTAAAGTGTGGGGACGAATCAATCGCTCCTGTCAAACCAATATTTTTTGACAAGGCGAAGCTTCCAACCGAAGAATTCCAAAACCACATCTACCTTATCGAATTTAAGAAAAGTAAAAAGAAAGTACGGGATATGGCATTATCCGGGTATATCCATGCGATATATCCATATCTCAAGAGCATCGAGTCAGAAGTGCTTCATTATGGGATCCCACAGGGAAGAAATGCACTGAGTGCGGTTGTGCGATGCACAATTACGGTGTCTTTCAAGACAAGTGTTCACGGGACGCCATCGGTGAACGACATGAAGTTTTCTGCACTTGGTGATGGGGATATCACGGATGTTCCAAGCGCGGGCACTCTCGTGCGGACGGTTGAGACCCGTGCTCTTAAGCGTGCCATTGCGCGCGCACTCGATATCAGCAAGGTAGACTTCAACGAAGAGTTTGTTCCGGAAGACGAGATCGGGAGTCCAATGTTCGTCGCGGACGAATCACGTGGGGGCGATCGGCTGACACCATTGCAGAAAGCTCTCGAAGGACGAAAATCGGCAGGGGAAGCCGCCGATGAGGAAGACTCGGCTCCCGGAGATGAAACTCTCCCGGTCAGCGGAGATCCCAATTCAGATTGGTAAACAAGGTGTGCGGTTTGATTTTTAAAAATCAAACCATACGCATTTAATTTGAGGTGAAAAGAGAATGGCTGACGAACACGAAGGCGTTATTTTAAATAGGTGGAGTGTTCATCCGTTTTTCTTTATAAACGGAGAATCTTTAGATTTTCGTGTAGTTCGCGCGCTAGACCGAGAAATGTCTTTTTTTT